AAAATTTACAATGGGTTTTATGTTCATGTACCCAACTAATTACAGGAAGGTCCGAGCTTCAAAACTGGATTAGTTAAGAACTTTAGCCACCTACAACTGATACATGCATTTAAGCCTATATGTTGAGGTGAAATTTGGTGAGAGCCCAAAAGAAAGGAAACGTTTGTGCATGAAACGTGATGTTGCAATGAACCCAAAGAGAACCGTGACTAAGCTATCGGGTGATGTTCTGAAACATGTGAGAAATGCAGAAAATCTCTACCAAAGCCTATCTGCAGGGTCAAAGAACCGCTTGGATCAGTACAGAAAGAATTTAGCTGTATCACGGGGGGAGATGAAGCCGCTTTTTGACGATAAAGTCATGAAAGCCATGTATCCTTATCTTCTTAATCGAGATGATTTCGATGCTCAGAGAGATTACTTAAACAATTTAAAAGATGATGATGGTTATCTCTTTTCCCGAGATCTTAGGATCTATGGTAGTATTTCTGATGCGATGATGAGGTTTGCTGATAAGGATTTTACATCCTTTAGGTGGAATCGTAATTACAACAAGGCGCTAGAAGCTTTAATTAAGGAATTTTCTGGATTAAAGTTAAGACCTGAAAAGTACGTTACTGACGACGATGTACTTAGAGCCTTACCTAAGGTCACAACCCATAGCGGTTTCAGTTATATAATAACTGGATTTCGAGAGAAGAGGGCGAATGTGGAGGGCTCAGCACTTAGGTTGGAAAGGAGGTTGAATGCAATTAAGAATGGGGCTACCATTGCTACCACTCCAATTCTAATTGGATTCAGAACTCAGGCTTCCGGCGAGTACGATGATGAAGGCTTACCTACAGGACGCTGCAAACATAAAACGCGAGTAGTATCCATGTATGACATTGATGATATAGTGGATGAGCTGCAGTTTGCCAATCCATTTATCAAGGCCATTACGTGTAAGCAGTGGTATGCTGGTGGTAAAGACGATTCTAGTATTTCATCAATAATCCATGGCTATAGTGCAAAGCATAGAAAGTTTATGTCTATAGACTATTCAAGCTTTGATCAGACTATTAGTTCTTGGCTTATTGAAGATTGCTTCAAAGTAATTGAAGCATCCTTCCGACTTGACTCCAACCAAAGGGAAGACCTGCGTCAGATATGCCAAAGATTCATTCATAAAGATTTTATTCTTAATGAAGGAATAATGCATTCTGATAAAGGTGTTCCTTCCGGGTCAATGTTCACTCAAATCATTGATACTTTAGTTAATAGGTTAGTAGTTTCAACCTATTTTATTTCTATGCAAGCTGAATTTGATATGATTGCTATGGGTGATGATAATGCAATTTTCTGTTCTGAGGACAAGAGCATTGAGCAGCTTGCGTCGTATATACAGAAGAATTTTGGGTTAATTATCAAGGTGGATGCGAAATCAAATGAAGGCAATAGCAGAAAGCAGGACGTTAAGTTTTTATCCAGATTTTGGACGAACTATGGACCATGGCGTCATCCGCATGAGTTAATCTCGAGGATGCTCTTTCCTGAGAGGAGGAGGGACTATGATCAGGTAGTTACGCCTGAAATGGTGATCTGGGGTTATATTTTAACTTATCGTCGAGGGATGGAACAATTAATGGACATAGGAAGGTTTATGTTTGAACATCCCCTTTCACAACGGCTGGTGCGTGAAAATGTGGATAGTCGTTACATTCCTGGGAGTTTGGCTTACTCACGGGAATATTTATCAGCAGCATAGAGCTGATGTAAATTCC